TGCAAAGAGGACTAACTGTTCCTAAAGGATATATTGGTGCTTTTATTAGTCATTATCCTGTGAATTTAACTCATCCGTATGAAGATCGATATATCACATATCGAGAAGCACTTTCAATCATGGGCCTGCCAGAAGACTTTGAACTTCTTAATCATAAGAAGACAGTGAATCATATTTGTCAAAATGTTCCAGTACAAACTGCTACAGATATGGCAACAGAAATCCTTGAATATTTAAAAGGAAATCGTGAAATGGTGGATTCGACCTATGTGTTTCAGTTTAATCAAACGCAAACACATAAAATTATGGATGAAAAACAAGGTACTTTGGAGAACTTTTTAGTATGAAGATTGATTATAAGTATGATGAAGATAAGAATATAAAGCAAATTATGGAATATATTGATGCTACATATTCTCAGCACTATAGTGGAAAATATCAAGCTACTGATATGATTATTGATGCTGGACATGGGACAGGGTTCTGTGTTGGAAACATCATGAAGTATGCTAAGAGATATGGTAAGAAAGATGGTTATAATCGTAAAGACTTAATGAAGATCATTCATTATGCAATGATTCAGCTTTACGTGCATGAGTTGGAGAATGGTGTACAGTAATATACAAGTATGGTAATATAGTAGCTCTTAACAAAGGAGAATTGAATGAGTAATTTTCAAATTAAAGTTCCGATTGAAGACTTGCGTCAGCGTAAGTTATTTCTGGCCGTACCAATGTATGGTGGCCAATGTGCAGGTATGTTTGCTAGATCAGTAGCTGATCTAACTTCACTTTGCACCCAGTATGGAATTCAACTCCAGTTGTATTTCCTATTTAACGAATCGCTAATCACCCGAGCACGCAACTATTGTGCTGATGAGTTTATGCGGTCAAATGCAACTCACTTGATGTTCATTGATAGTGACATTGGATTCAATCCAAATGACGTTATTGCTCTTCTTGCGTTGCAAGATGATGCAAGTCCTTATGACGTTATTGGTGGTCCTTATCCTAAGAAGTGCATTAGCTGGGAAAAGATCAAGCTTGCAGTAGATAAGGGTGTGGCAGATGAAGATCCAAATACTCTTGAAAAGTATGTAGGTGATTACGTCTTTAATCCTAAATCAAACCAGGGTGCTATTCCAATTGGTGAGCCAGTTGAAGTATCTGAGATTGGTACTGGGTTCATGATGATTCGACGCCGTACTTTTGAGAAGTATCAGGAAGAATTCCCTCAACTTTCTTATAAGCCAGATCATGTTCGTACTGAACATTTTGATGGTAGCCGCGAAATTATGGCATTCTTTGATTGCATCATTGATCCTGAATCCAAGCGTTATCTATCAGAAGATTACATGTTCTGCTATAACGTTCAAAAGATGGGTCTTCAGGTTTGGTTCTGTCCTTGGATGCAACTACAACACGTTGGCACTTATATCTTTGGTGGATCACTTGCGGATCTAGCTTCTATTGGTGCCGCTGCTACTGCTGATGCCGGACTTCTTAACAAGAAGAAAAAGTGATAGGAGATTTATATTATGAAACTAAGTCCTAAGACAATCTCGGTGCTAAAAAACTTCAGCACTATTAATCCTTCAATCATGTTTCGTGAGGGTAACACATTGGCAACGATGTCCCCTCATAAAACAATCATGGCTAAAGCAACCATTGATGATAACATCACTAAGGACTTTGGCGTATTTGAATTAAATAGGTTTCTTAGTGTTCTTTCACTGTTTACTGATCCAGAACTTATCTTCTCAGATAAAAACTATGTAAAGATTACTGATGGTAAGCAAAGCGTTAACTACATCTTTGGTGATCCAGAAAACATGGTCCTGCCTCCTAACAAGGAGATGAAGGCCATTGACCCTTACTTTGAGTTTGATCTTACGCCAGATCAGCATCAGTCTTTGATGAAAGCAGCTGGGGTACTTCAGTTGCCAGAAGTATCAGTCGTAGGTGTAGATGGTGAAGTGTTCTATCGAGCAGTCGATGTAAAGAACCCAACCAACAACTCCTTTGAACTAAAGGTTGGTACTACCGATAAGAGTTTTAATATCATCTTCAAATCAGAAAACATGAAGATTATGCATGATACTTATCGTGTTACTCTTGCTCGTGGTATTGCATTATTCAAGTCAAGTTCACTTGAGTACTGGATTGCAACTGAAGCTAATTCAAAGTTTGAGGGTTAATAATGATTGATCAAGACAAGAAAGATATTCTTGGCGTGTTGACTGAAATTTCAAACTCGATGCTTCGTATTAAGTCAGAACGAGAATATATCAAAGAAGCTATTGATGCCGCCGCTGAAAAGTATGATATGAATAAGCGGATCTTGCGTAAAATGGCAAAGGTATATCACAATAATTCATTTACCGATGAAGTAACAGAGATGGAGGAGTTTCAGGCACTATACGAGTCTGTGGTTATTATTTAATTGATTGGAGCTTTATATTATGATTCGTGATGATTTTTTTGTGGTCCCAGTTGTATAGACCTAAGACTATTGATCAATGTATTCTACCTGTTGGGTTGAAAACCACTTTCCAACAGTTCGTAGACAATGGTACCATTCCAAACATGCTCCTGACTGGTCGAGCTGGTGTAGGTAAAACTACAGTTGCTCGTGCCATGCTTGAGCAATTGGAATGTGACTATATGATTATCAATGGTTCAATGAATGGTAACATTGATACTCTTCGTACTGACATTAGTCAGTTTGCTTCTTCCATGTCGTTAATTGGTGGAAGAAAGTATGTGATCCTAGATGAAGCAGATTATCTAAATCCCAATAGTACTCAACCAGCTTTAAGAAACTTCATGGAGGAGTTCTCAAAGAACTGCGGGTTTATCCTTACTTGTAACTTCAAGAACAAGATTATTGAACCTCTTCATAGTCGATGTACTGTGATTGATTTCAAGATTCCTAATAATGAGAAAGCTAAGATGGCTTCTCAGTTCATGAAGCGGTGTAAGGGTATCCTTGAAGTTGAAGGTATTGAGTTTAGTGATGCGGTCCTTGCAGAACTTATTAATAAGTACTTTCCAGATTGGCGACGAGTTCTAAATGAACTTCAACGCTATTCTGCTACTGGTAAGATTGATAGTGGTATCTTGACTAATCTAGGAGATGAAAGCTTTAAGCAACTATTTGAATTCTTAAAAGCCAAATCATTTAGCAACATGAGAAAGTGGGTTGGCGAGAATAGTGATATTGAAACTTCTGTTCTATTTCGTAAGATCTATGACACAGCTTCTCAATACATTAAGCCTGCATCTATTCCTCAACTCGTTTTAATCATTGGTGATTATCAATTCAAAGCGGCTTTTGTAGCTGATCCAGAGATTAATATCGTAGCCTGCCTAACCATGATTATG